AAGAATTTATTAGAAACATATAACCGCGAATACATGGATCCACCTTTAAATACTAATGAGGTAGGTATTATTATGAAACAAGTTGGCGCTGATAAAGCTGATGGTGCCATGAAATATATGTATAAATGTAATGATCAACCTATCGCTAGTGTTTGTCAAAAAGCTAAATGTAAATTAAGAAAGTTTGGCGTAGGCACATCAGGTCAAGATCATCCTGTATATGCGAACTTACGTGTCACGGATCGCGAACCACGTATTTGGTATCTTGATATAGACTCTCATCCAGTAGAGACACAAGTACAAGATGAAATAGAATATCATCATCGCTTACGTAAATTAGTTAAAAGAAAATTATTACGTTACATACCTATGATGAAACAAGCTGACTGGGAAGAAATACAGTCAGGATTATTTGAAACAATCACCACAATTAATATGCCTGAAGATGTATCTAAGGTGGGTGAGTTTAAAGATTATTTATTTGAGTTTTGTACCGCAAGAGGTGAGTCTTTTGATATTGATGAATTAGATATGGAAAAACCCTATACTAATGCGGAAGAGAATTCGACATACTTTCGTTTACGTGACTTATCAAAATGGTTAGAGAATACGAAAAACTTTAAAGAGAATAGATCTTGGTTAGTTCAACGAATAAAAGATCTAGAGGGTAAAGATGTGATGGTATATCCAAAAGGAATACAAACAAGAGCGTGGAAAATACCTGCATATACACAACCTAAAAAAATGGAAAAGATGCCTGATTTAAAAACAGAAGAAAAAACAGATAAAGATATTTTAGGAGGAACCGAAGATGAGGTTATACCATTTTAATGATTAATATAATTGTAGGACCTCCTGGTACAGGCAAAACAACAGAGTTGTTAAATATATGTCAGCAAAAAAAAGAACAGGGTGTTCCTTGGGAGAGAATTGGTTTCTTTTCTTTTTCTAAGAAAGCAGCATATGAAGCTAAGGATAGAGCAAGACATAAGTTTCAAGCAAGTAGAGATGATTTAACTCACTTTAGAACGTTACATAGTTTTGCTTTTAGACATCTAGCTGTTAAAGAAGATAACTTAATGAAACAAAAACATTGGAAAGAGTTGTCTTCAAAAGTTGGTTTTAATTTAGTTTTTAATGATAATGATGATTCTGTTTATACGAATTCAAATCATCAATTTATAAATCTTATTAACAAAGCGCGCTTAAAAGATATTAGTTTAGCTGAAGAGGTAAGACTCTATCCTGATCCTATTAATATGGTTAAGTTAGATTATTTAAACAGAGTTATAAATAAATACAAAAAAGTTAATGAGCTTTATGATTATACGGATATGATTGTTGATTACACAACTGACACAGTTTCGACACAGTTTGATGTGCTCTTTATAGACGAAGCTCAGGATATGCCTCGCGTTCAATATAACATGGTAGATAAATTAATTAGTAATAGTAAAGAGGTTTACATTGCAGGTGATGATGATCAAGCTATCTTTCGTTGGTCAGGTGCTGATGTAGATAAATTTATATCTCTACAAGGAACGGTAAAAGTTTTAGATAAATCGTATCGTTGTCCGCGAAGAGTGTTTCGATTAGCTAATAATATTATAACTAAAATACGAAATAGGCGTCCTAAAGTTTGGCAACCAAAAGAAGATGAAGGTAAAATATATCGTATACCACATTTACGTCACATTGATTTATCTTCTGGCAACTGGTTGATCCTTGGCAGAACAAAAAAAATAAGAAATGAAATGATAGAAGAAATACTTTTAGAGCAAGGACATTGGTATGGTAGAGGTGAGCATAGACCAGTGTCTACGACTGTTTTAGGGGCTATCGATGTATGGAAAAAATTAAAGTCTGGTAACACGGTTACATTAACCGAGGTTAAAACTTTATATAATAAAATAAAAACTAAAGTTGGAATTAAACATGGTCACAAAACAATGAAAGTGGAGAATGATAAACAATTATTTTTATTACAGCAACTAAAAGATCATCATGGTTTACTTGTCGATGGAGAATGGTGGGATGTACTCAGTTCTTTAACACCTTTTGAAATTACTTATTTACGGCGGCTTGAGAAAATAGGTGAAGACATAACAGCAGAACCACGAATTCGTGTTTCAACAATTCATCAAGCTAAAGGCGGAGAATGTGAAAATGTTATTGTGTTATTAGATTTAGGAAAGATTGTTTACAGATCTTATTTAAAAAATCCTGATGATGAACACCGTGTTTTTTATGTTGCTGTCACCAGAGCTAAAAACAATTTGTATATTGTTGAGGCTCAAAAACAACAAGGTTACCGAATGTACGGTGATGAAAGGATGCATGATGATTTATAAAAAAATACTTAACAAAGCCATTGAATTGATCGGCGGAGCACGAAACACGGATTACGGAGATCGGGTTACCAATCATCAAAACATTGCTAACTTATGGTCTGCTTTTTTACAGAAAAAAATATCAGCTCATGATGTAGCAATTTGTATGGCTTTAGTTAAAGTAGCGCGTCTCATGCATAGTCGTAAATCTGATAGTTATGTAGACCTAGCAGCGTACGGCGCAATCGCAGGGGAGATAGCAGAACGTGAGGAGGGTAAAGATGCAGAATAATTTTGGCTTTACAAAATCCGAGTGGGTACCACCTCATGAACTACCTGATATTACCGATGCAAAGGTTATTGCTTTTGACTTAGAAACATATGATCCACAATTAAAAACAACTGGACCAGGATGGACAACTAAAACAGGGCATATCATTGGCGTAGCGGTAGCCGTGGATGGTTGGAAGGGTTACTATCCTATTCGTCATGAGAATGGTTTTAATTGGGATAGAAGACGTGTCTTAACATGGATGAAAAAGTTAATGCAAACAGATGCTATTAAAGTAGCACACAATGCTATTTATGATTTAGGTTGGTTATATGCAGAGGGCATAGATGTAAAAGGTCCAATAGTTGATACAATGTTAATGGCTCCTATTTTAAATGAAAATAAATTTTCTTATGCATTAAGTGCAGTGGGAAAAGATATGCTTGGTGAAATAAAAGATGAAACACTTTTAAAACAAGCAGCGACTGAGTTTGGTATTGATCCTAAAAATGAAATGTACAAGTTGCCAGCTATCTTTGTAGGTGATTATGCGGAGCAAGATGCAGACTTGACTTTACGACTGTTTCACCACATGCGACCACTCATTGAAAAACAGAGTCTAAACACAGTGTATAAATTAGAGATGAACCTTATACCAATTATATTTGAAATGACAAAACGAGGAGTAAGAGTTGATGGAGATAAAGCAAGACGTTATAAAAAAAGTTTTAAGAATACAGAAAAGAAGATACTTGATGAAATACTGGCAGACACGGGTATCGCAGTTGATGTTTGGGCTGCGGCTAGTGTTGCAAAAGTATTTGATAAACTTAAAATAGATTATCCAAGAACAGAAAAAACACAGGCACCTAGTTTTACTAAAGATTTTTTAGTTCATCATTCACATCCAATCGCTAAAAAGATTCAAAGTGCTAGAGAGTTTAATAAAGTGCAATCAACTTTTATTGATACTATTTTAAAACATGGTGAGTCAGGACGAATTCATGCAAGCATTCATCAGATGAGAGATGGTACATCAGGAACAGTGTCAGGTCGTTTTAGTTATTCTAATCCAAACTTACAACAATTACCTTCTCGTAATAAAGAAATTAAAAAACAAATACGAGGATTGTTTTTACCTGAAGAAGGTGAGACATGGGGATCTTTTGATTATAGTCAGCAGGAACCACGGATCGCGTCACACTTTGCTTCAAGCTTAGGATGCGAAGGAGCTAAAGATGTTGTGGAAGAATATCAAAAAAATCCTGATGCAGATTTCCATAGTATAGTAGCAAACATTGCTAACATTGGCAGAGATCAGGCAAAAACTATTAACCTTGGATTATTTTATGGCATGGGCGTTAACAAACTTTCCAACGAATTGCAAGTGAACGTTGATGTTGCAAAAGAAATTTTAAAGGAGTACAATTCTAAGGTACCGTTTGTTAAGGAATTAACTAAACGCGTATCAAACTTCGCCAATAGTGAGGGTTACGTCTCAACAATCAAAGGTAGAAAATGTCGTTTTGAGTTATGGGAACCGACCACTTTTGGCGTGTTCAAAGCTCTACCAGAAGATCAAGCAAAATTAAAATATGGTAAGCATCACATTTTACAAAGAGCTGGTACTTACAAAGCATTAAACAGATTGATACAAGGATCAGCTGCGGATCA